TCGTAGCGCTGCGCACCCAAATCGGCCCGCACCAAGCCCTCGCCGTCGATCGGGTAGTTGATGCGCACGAAGTCCTCGCCGTCGGTGGCGGTCTTGATCCGCATCACCCGTTCGGTGTCGTACACCCGGGGCACCAGGTCGGTGATGATCCGGCCGACATGCTCCACAGCCTTGGCCAGCGCGTCATGCCAGGAAAAGGTACCGACATCGCCCTCACGCTGCCGGGCCAGAATCGCCTTGCCGCTGGTCTCGTTCGACTGCCTGCCGATGCTGGCATCGAACAATCCGAGCGTGCCCTTCACATCATCGTTGGCGTGCAGGGCCTGCTGGATTTCGGCAGCCGGGTTGTAAGCGGACTGGACGCGCTCCGGTTTCGGTACGCCTTCGCGGTGCTTGTACTTGAGCAGCGCAACCGGCTCTTCGGTCGCGTCGTCATACCCCTTCTCGTAGCCGGCTACGCTGGCCGCATCCGCCAACCACGGGGCCTTGGGGGCCAGCGCCACGGCCTCGGTGGCAGCGCTCCGCCAGTAGTTGTACATGCGCTGTGCGTCGTGTGAATGCCGAATCAGTGATTCGTAGCTCACCTGGCCATCGACCTGCGCATCCGGGCCGCAGACCGGCACCAGCGGGATATAGCCGCCGTCCAGCTTGATTGGCCCCTCCAGCACCCGGACGCCGTCGATCAGCTCCCAGAACAGTTGCCGCTCGATGCCATCGCGACGGGCTACCACCGTAACGCCCTTGGCGGCGAGTTGCTCGGCCACTGCGGTTGCGTCGGTCTCTGTCATCACGGCGCCGTCGCTCAGCTGCACGTAGACCTGCGGCTGTTCCTCGATGTAGAAATACTCCGCTACCCTGACGGTGTCCTGAGTGCCCCACCACGGCCGGGCCTCGACTGGCAGGTAATCGACATCAGCGACCTGCTTGAACTGGCGTTCCGCCTCCTTGCGCGGAAGCTCGATGTGCACGAAGCAATACTTGCCACCGGTGAAGTTCGGCTCGTCGGAGGTCATGGCGTCGGGGTCGAACAGCACGGAGTACACGTTGCGCACCGGTCGGATCACCAGCTCCTGCTCGAAGCCGTCCGGCCTGGCGTAGCGCTTGGCCACCCGCAGCCAGCCGATACCGCCCTCAACCGCGTGTTTCAGGGCGTTGTCATAGGCCAGCTCAGCGCGCGACAGCGCCTCGATGTTACGGACGATGCCCTCCATCACCTCGGCGTAGGTGTAGTCCTTGCTGCCGGCGAGGTTGGGGATCTTGCTGTTCACATCGCCCTCTACCGGGCGCACCTTGATCTGGATGCGGTTCTGCTTGCCGTCACCGAGCACCTGTCGGACGTACTTGGGCAACTGGTTGATCGTCAGGCTCACCCTGCCCTTGCGCGTGTCCAGCACCTCGTCTGGCCACTGCTTTCCGCTCAGGAATTCGACATCCTCACGCACGCGCCGATAGATGGGCTCCCATGCTTCCTCGGCCCGCTTGGCCCGCTCACGCGCCAGGATCATGTGGCCGTGCACGTCCTGCTCGTCTTCCTTCACTTCCGCGCGGCGCTCGTCGTTCATCTCGCCATCCATCCACGTTCTCCCATGCGCCCTCGGCGCGAATCTGAATCGGTGCCTTTTTCCGCTGGTGCCCACACGCAGACGTGCTCCAGCGACATAACCAAGTAGCGTGCGCAATCCATGAGGTGATCGTTCTCCTTGACCACCTGCCCCTTCTCGTCGCGGCGATAAAGCCGGATCTCGGTCAGCGTCTGGCTCAGTGACCGGAACAACTTCAGGCGACCCGTCGTCAGACGGGTGTAGACCTCGAACAGCCCCGCCTCGATCGCGTTGTTGGCCTTCTGCAGGTTCAGTCCCAGCTCTTCGTACTCGTGCATCAGTTGCGTGCCGTCCTTCTGCGCGCGGCCCCGCGACGCGGGATCGATCGCACCGATCAGCGCCTTGCCGGGTAACTTGATGGCCTCGGCGTGCACGACCGGCTCAGCCTGTCCGCGCTTGTACTCTCGCCAGAGGTACAGCACGTCCTTGCCCGGATCGCGGTCCCACGCGCCCCAGATGGCTGCTGTCGCCTTCCAGCCGACATCCATGCCGTAGCCTCGCGGCCAGTGGGCTGGCAGCGCGAAGTCCTCGACCACGAAATCCTCAGTGGCCACCGGGTAGATGGCACCGGATCCGAGCGACGGGATGCCCTTGCTGCGCGCCTCGCGCAGGTGCGGCGGAGTGGCCTTGAGCAGGCGGGCCTTTTCGGCCTCCGACAGGTGCGCAACATCGTCCCAACCGGCCATGACGACAGCCTTGCTCATATCGCCTCCAGCGCGCCTTCCGGCAGGAAATACAGCACGGTCTCGCTCATGCCCTGCAGCGGTGTGAAGGTGCACAGCATCAGCCCGCCCCTCCGGCCCGGCACGGTGCTGGCCGTGCGGATGAGGCACTCGTTGTAGATCTCGATTGAGGGCTCTTCGTCCAACAGGATGACGTCCTGCTCTGTGCCCTGGAACGACTTGCGGCCCTGCTCGTAGCTCTTGAACTTGAGGCGCGACCAGCCGCCGGACACGTGGCGCACCATGACGTTGTCGACAGCGCCAGACACGCCACCCCTGACCCGCACCGTGCCGATGCAGTCGCCCGGGATGACGCCCGTACCGCGCTCACTTTCCGGGCCGAGCAACTTGGCCTGCAGGATGTCGCGCACAGTCTCGCCGGTGTCGCCTGCCGCCCACGCCCTGATCGGCCGGTAGAAGCGATAGCCGGGCCACCAGTCCGGGTACAGGCCGGTGAGATGCAGGGTGAGTTCGTAGCAGCCGACTGACTCCGTCTTGCCAACCCGGTTCGCCGCCATGAAGGCCCGCTCTTCGTGCTCGAGCCCGAGCCGGAAAAACTCCATGTGCTTGGGGTACAGCTCACGACGCAGTGGCCCGGTGTCGGGGAAGTACGTCCACAGCTTGCGCTTGCGCTCGTCATCCGCCAGCTGCTCCAGCTCCTGCAGCAGCGAGTCCGCTTCTGACGAGTTCCAGAATTCTGGTCTTGCGTTCTTCAGCAGTTTTCGGAGGATCGCCGACATCGACCTGAGTGATACTGAGCCGGGGGTGGCAATAGGGTGCGGCCGCTTTCGCAGCGTCGAGCCTGATCTCGGGTGAGTTGCTCTCATTGCGCAAAACCGACAACAAATATTCGAGCGGTGTCATCCCTGACTGGGCGACCGCCTCGCGCTGCACCTGCGTCATCCGGTTGGGGATGCCCTTCTTGCGTCCCGCGCCCGATCTGGCCCCACCTTTCTTGCCGCGCTTCTTCGCCATGTCCGGTCCTCGCCAATAAATTTTCAGTGCAGCGCCAGATCGGACACCGTCACTGACCCGAGCCGATCGCCGTTGCGGGCGTAGCACACGATTTCGCCGTAGCGGACCTTGTTGTCGATGCACCAATCCCATGGCCCGGCGATGAGCGTGTTGTGCTCCAGGTGATTGGTGAAGGTCTGGGCTGAGCAGCGCAGCTTTCCGGCATCGATGGCGCGCAGTTTGCCATACAGCTCGGCGATGAAGATCGCCTCCATCGGCTGCAGCTTGGGCTTTGGTGCCGGCTCGCCACCCGTGATGACGATGTCCTTGCTGTGCTTGGCGCTCATCGCGACGCAACCCGCAGGCAGATGCTGCGCTGGTAGTGGCGCCCGCCGCTGGTCGTGACCGTGTTGACCAGGCTGTGCACCGCGCCGGCGGCGCCACCGGCCAGCCAGACGATTGCCTTTCCGCCATCAATCGATGACGCAGACGGCTGGCTCAGCCCATCCGTGTCCCAGTCCGACGCGGTAATCGTGTCGCCGCGCAGGATGCGCGACCAGTCAAAGCCGTAGTCGAGTATCTCGTCAGGGGTTTTGCTGGCTTGGTACGTCTCGTCAGCCGGGCCGACGATCATGATGCGGTTTGCGTAGGTCACAGCAGACTCCTTTGCGCAGGGCCAGGCGGCATCAGCCGCCACGTGTGCACCCGCCGGCCTTGTGAGCTGATGGCGGTGTGCAGGGTTTTTTCGAGGTATCCGGCAACGGTCAGGGTGTTGACCGTGCGGCATACGGAGGATCGTGGGGCGGACGGCATAACGCGCTCGTGGATTTCCTCCTGGGTAAACAGTTCGCCGGGGTTCTGCCGGAAAAACCGCAGCACGTTGGCGTCCTGATCGGAGGCGCGTTCGCGGTAGGCCTGCAGCTCTGTGCGCGGGGCCGGGACGGTGGCGAAGTACGTCACTGGCGGGCCTCCGCTATGGGCTGGCAGCGCGGCTTGCCCGCATCCAGCATCTGCCACACAAACCACGTGATCACGACCACGATCACCCAGGCGCAGATCGACAGGCCGACTGTGGCGATGATGGTTTCGCGCTCGGTGGCCCCGTCCATCACAGTATTCCCGTCAGCATCGCGAAGGCGGTGACGGCCACCAGCACCCACAACAGAAACCCGATCTGATTCCAGCTCATGCTTTTGCCTCCTGCAGTTCCGCATCCGCCTCGGCGCAGGCCTTGGCATCCTCCGCGCTGGTGAACTCGCCCAGGTGGGTGGCCTGCTTGCCCTTGCCTTCGTCGCGCCATGCGCCGTAGCTGAACGTGCCGAACACCTGCGCCTTGCAGACGGTGTAGCGGCCGCAATCGGACTTGATGTGATACGCGGAACCGCGCTTCCAGTTCATGCCGAAATCTCCGCGATGCGGACGTCAACACGTCCGCCCTTGGTCGGCTCACAGCGCAGGACCATCAGCTGGTCGATCTGGCTGTCGTTCACGAACACGGCCGCTTTCTGGAGCGAATCGAATAAAGCCTTCAGCGGATTGTCTATATCCCGCTGGCGGCGATCTGGCGGGCACAGCCGCACGTCCACAGCCAGCCGGCAGGTCAGTGGCTTGCCGACGCGGGCGAGAGCGACGGCGCGACCGACGGCGGCCTGGTAGGCCCGCCCGCGTTCACTGACCAGCACTCGGCCAGCGAGCTTGCCGGAGCGGATCGAGCGCCAGTAGGCGTTCACGCTCGGCGGGAATGGCAGGGTGAGCAGGAGCATTACGCGAACAGCTCCCGCTGCACGACTGCGCGAGCAGCGCGGCGTCTTGCGTTGGCGGCCCAGCCGAGCAAGACGAACGCGAAGCCGCGCTGCTTTTCGCGCCGCGCCCTCACCTCGCCCAGGTGCACGCGAGCCGCCCGGATGTTGTCGTCGCGCTCGCTCATGCCGCCGACTTCAGCAAATCACCCTGCTCGCCATCGGTGAGGCCCATCTCGGCGCGCACGATCTGGCCGAGCAGCGCCTCGATGTCGCTGACCTCATCGCCCGCGACCGGCCAGGACAGCGTGGCGGCCAGCAGTGCACCGGACTCGGCGAGAGTGAGCGTGATGTCGCTCAGCACGCCGTTGGTGACGTGCATCTCGCCCTCGTTGCCGTTCCCGGACAGACGGACGGAAGCGGCGAACTCGCGGCGCAGGAGCGCGATTTCCAGCCGGGCGAGCGGTGCACCGAGCTCGTCGAACAGGGCGGCCCGCGACCAGCCGATTTTCTGGTACGAGCCCATACCGGCGAGCCAGTCGATTTCCTCGCGGCTGACAAAGCAATCGCTGAGCTTCAGCCTCGCAATCACGGCCTCGGACTCATCGACTTTCTCGCGCTTGACGGACAGAGATTTGCTCAGGGTGGCGGTGGTGGTGAGTTTCATGATTACACCTCGGTTACGTGATCCGCTTGATCGCGGGTTGCAGGCTGGCCATCAGCCGTTTGGCTTCGGCGCGGCTGGTCAACTCGGGCAGTGCCAGCCGTGTTTCGGTCGCGTCCTGGAGCTCCTCGAACGCGGTGGTGAATCGTTTTTCGAGCCAGTGCAGTTCGGCGATGTCGGTCATGGCGATGATCTCGTTACCGCCCACTGCGCGGATGCAGGCGTCGATCAGCGGATCCTCGTCGCCCTGCTCACCGGCTCGCCAGCGCGTCGATTGCCGGACGACGCGCACCCAGGCTTCGGCGGCGGTCTCGCGGCCGGCTTTGCGGAGCGCGTTGAAATCCGCTGGCCGTGGCATGAACTGCGCCGAGCCCATCAGGTGCCCGGCGGCCTGCTCGAAGTCGGTCAGCGACCAGTCGCGCAGGGCCAGCCAGTACGCATCGAGCAGGACCGGCGACAGGTCGCGGCCGTAGAGCTCGGCCATGCCGGCGAGGACCGCGCGAAAGCGGGTGAAGTCAGCCTGCTGCACGTTGCGCCCTCATCTCCGGCGGCACCCACTCGGCGACCGCTGCGGCGTTGCGCCGGCTCTGCGGGCTGAGGTCGGTGCGGGGTGGTCGCTCGGCAAATCGCAGGCCGGCGTCGACGTGCGCGGCATCCCGCAAAAACAGCTCCAGGCCGTCGTAGACCGTCCCGCGATCGTTCTGGCCGGTGTGGTGCGGGCTGTTGCGGTAGCCGGTGATTGCCAGGCACAGGTCGGCCTCGGAGTACGCCTGCAGCCGCTGGCGGATCAGCTTGCGGCGCTTGTCGTCGAGCACCGCCTTCGGGTGGCCCCACTCGGTCCGCCAGTGGTCGAACACGCGGCGCACGTCGTCGGGATTCGTGCCGAGGTCCGCCGCGAGGGTTTCGACTTCCTGCCCCCCCGTTTCCCGTGGAACCTCGGCCGCGGTCGGCGCAGCCGACAGAGATCGGTCCCGGTCCCGGTCGTGGTCCATATCCCGGTCCCGGTCCATATCCGGGGGTGAGGATTCGCGAGGCCTCGGCGAACCCTCGTCGAATCCGGGGCATTTCGGCCCGCTCGGTTTATCTATCTTCTGATGTTTCAACCAGTTACGGATTTCGAGGTAGGTGTCACCATCCACGACATACCGGCGGATGGCGGCGGCGTCCTCGAGTTCGTCCAACCAGGCCGGAATGAGGTCTCTCGCGTCGTCGTCGTAGGGGAACAGAAGACTCGCGAGCATTCGCGAGGCCCCGCGAGTTCTCCCAAGATCGTCTGCGATGGTCCAGAGCAGGATGAACAGCAACCGCGCGTCCCGCGAGACTTTCCCCATGGTCTCGGACTGCGGGAACTCGGGCTTGATGGTGCGGATTCTCGCCATCAGGAGGCATTCCCTCCTTCCTTGACCCGCGCCCAGCAGATGCTGCAGAAGTACAAGAACGTCCGCCGGTCGCTATGCAGGCCTCGGTGATAGGCCTGATCGGCCGCGTCCAGAACCTCATGAACGCCGAGCTTTCCGACGAACATTCGGATACTCTGCAGCCAATCTCGGCGCATTCCATTGGTTGGGCTACCGGGTTGAAGCGCATCGGCGACGCGCCACACCTCCTCGTCGATCCGCTGCCGCTTTTCCTCCATGACCTGCTGGTAGCCGCGCAGCTGTTCCTCCTGCTCGGCGACCAGGGCGGCCTTTTCGGCCAGCGTCTGGGGAACCACTTTCAGGTTCCGTGCGCCCTTGCCGAGATTGCAGGGTGCGCACGCGGTCACCAGGTTGTCGATCTCGTTGCCGCCGCCTTCTGCCAGCGCCAGTACGTGGTCAACGTGAAGGACTACCGCGGGCGGATGCGCGCCGCAGTAAGTGCATGCGAACCCGTCGCGCTTGAACACATCAAACCTGATGCGCTTGCTGATCGACTTTCTTTGCGTCGCCATGTGCCTCTCCGGTTGGCCCGGCTCGAGGAGGCACGACAGAGCGGGCCGGAAGACCGCCTTTTCGGGAGCTACCCTAGTCGCGCCGTGGATCATTGAGGCACCCGCCTCCAGACGGTGCGCCCATCGCGCCGGCCCGCCTCCACCACCAAGCCCTTGCGCCGGAGCGGCGCGAGCCTGGGCGAGACGGTGACCAGCGACAGGCCGAGCCGCTCGGCAAGCTCGTGCGTCGTGGCATCCCCATCGGCCAAGGCGCCG